TTTTCTTTGTTCTTGCCATAATAAATGTTTTTATAGGGTTAATAATGTAATTTCGTCCTTCTGTCCCGGTTCTGCTTGCGCCAGCGCTCCTTGGCGGCTGCCGTCTTGGCTGGGGTACTGTTTCCGTCCTGTTCCTGTTCCAGATGGGCGAGTCGTATCTGCTCGGCCCTGTACTCGTCAAGCAACCGGTCGAATTCGGCCACCGGAAGAGGAACGGGACTTCCAAGCAGTTTTTCTTCCAGGATATTGATGCGTCCGCGGCATTCGGAAAGCCGGTTCTCCAATTCCCGGTAACGTTCGGTGGTGTTGTAGGCGGCAGGCATGGTTATAATGTATCGCGAAGTTTCCTGATTTTCTTATCCAGTTCCCGGCGGCTGTAATAAGTGAACTTTCCTTTCCTATAACTGTGTACCAGTCCGCGGGAGGCATAGCCCTTGATTGTATTCTTGCCGCATGAGAGGTAACGGCAGGCCTCGTTCTGTTTCATCATGTCATCCATATCGGCATCCTCGGGCAATGGAAGAGGCGTACAATCACCGGG